CAGATAGTAAGCGTAGAAACTCAGTAGAATTTTGTCCATCAAGTAAATCAGCATCTAATCCACTTCCACTTCCATCATTACCTGCGTGCCATACTGTACTTCCACTTACATTAAATCCTCCATCAGCCCTCATTACTCCTGGAGTGAATACACCAGATCCATAATGTCCAGACTCATTTAAACGAAGCCATGTATCATAAGAAGCTATTGTATCTTTCTCGGTTAAATAAATTCTACCATCTCCAGTAATTCTAGTAGTCCAAGTAGTTCCATTATGAATAGCTAAAGCATAGTTTGCAGAAGAAGATACTCTAGCGTACATACCATAGTCAAGAGCTGCGGCATTTACATATAATCCCCAGTCATTATTGTTTGACTTAGTTATGTAAACTACAGCATCTGTAGAAGAGTTACCTGATCCTCCATCAAATATTGCTCTTCCTGATACATGAAACTCTTCTGAAGGGGATAAAGTTCCAATACCTACTTTACCATCTCCTCTAACTAGCATAGCAGCAGAACCATCTGATTTTATCATTCTGACAACATCACTGCCTGTTCCTAAGTCACCTCCTCTTAATAAAGTACCAAATTGACCTCCGTTAACATATAGTTTATAATCACCAGGATTAGTAGTTCCTATACCCCAGTTACCTGATGAATTAATAACTCCACGTTGTGTACCACCTAAGTTATGAGTATTAGTACCATGAGTCCAAAACTGAATTTCAGTAGCAGGATTGGTTTCATATATATTACCACCAATAACTACTGCATTACCTCCAGACGTTGCTAATCCTCCAATCAAAGCAAATCCTTGTGGTTGGCTACTAGCATTATAATGAGTACTTGTAAGATAAGACCATTTACTTGTGCCCTCTCCAATATTACCCATCATGATGTTACCTCCACCTTGGTTTCCTGGTCCTCTTACATTTATTCTACCTGTTGTAGATTCTCCACGATTTGTTACACTTGCAAGAGTATCGGTCTCAGAATATGAAGTAAGATAACCCGCAGAAGCATGGTTCCCCCACGAGTATGCGGTGTTCCAATTTGTGCTATTGCCTCCAGTAGCAGTAATAACACCATTTACATCCAGTTTAGTAGAAGGACTACCAGTACCTATTCCAATATTACCACTTGTATTTGCAGTTAATATATCTCCGAATGTTGCATTCCACATTCTAAATGTTGAATCCTGCCCATACCATAACCAAGCTGTAGTACTATTTTTAAATCCTACGGCTGGGTATAAAGCATTATATATTCCTATACCAAATGTACCAGACATTTGAGATGTTGGATCTGTAGTTCCAATACCTACGTTGCCATTTGGTAAAATTGTAAAAATAATTTCTTCTCCAGCCCCTCCAGGATTCCCTGCCCCTCTCCAGATAGTAAACGCATTGCTAAGACTAGAACCTCTAGATGAGAGTGACCAATAAACACCATCCCAACTAATTTGATTAGCTGCTGATGTATGTCCGAATAAAATATCTGCTGGGATGGCTGTTCCATTAGAATCTAATCTAATATTAGCACGATCAGCAATTGCCCAGTTTCTACCAATTCTAACACCATTGGTATCTAATGGAGCTGTAGGACTAGTAGTACCTATTCCTACATTACCTGCAGAATTGATACGCAATCTCTCAAGTCCATTTGTAAAAAAGCGAGTAATACCATGAGTATATGTTGCTGAGTTTTTCGCATCTGTCAACTGACCAATACTAAGTATACCTCCAACCGCTCCAGAAGATCCTGGAATGTAATTAAGGGCTACTTGTCTATCCCAATTCCAGTCATCTGACAAAAGAAGAGCTGATCTACCCGATTGACCAAGCATCCATAAATCCTCAGAATAACCTAGTAAATCATAATTATTAATCTTAACCCTTTGATAACCATCGGTAAGTTTAACCGCTATAGCATTTGAACCAAGAGAGTCAGTACGTACATCAAGTTTATAACTAGGACTAGATGTTCCAATACCTACATTACCTGTACTAGCTTGAACTAAAAGATTATCACTATTAACTACAAAATCATCGTTAGGTTTAAATCCTGCCCATTTAGTAATAGCATTGTTAACTAAGAATATTCCTACGCCTGCAGGTGGCCTAACCCAAGCAGATCCATTGTAAGGACTTGCTGACCATGCTCCTGTAAATTCAAGAAGACCCCCACTGAGAAGAGCTCCACTTGCCCGAATACCTCCATCTACATAAAGCTTTGCCCCTACATCTGTAGTAGTACCAATAAGTACGTTACCACCAGAGGTGATGCGCATTTTTTCAGCATTGTTTCCAACAGAAAAAGATATCGGAGTATTAGCTCCGCCACCAGAAGTAGAAGCTATAAAAGCAGAATCTCCATTGTGACCAATGTTTATAGAGGGTACCGAAGTGTAAGCAGTTAAAGTTCCTGTTGATGTTATTGTTCCATCAACTTGTAGTTTTACTACTGGACTAGTTGTACCAATACCCACATTACCTGCAGCAGTAATAGTCATTCTTCTTCCAAGTCCTGTACCTGTTGCAAATGTTATATTTGCTGTTGCAGAACCATAAGTTCCAATACCCAAATCAGTCTCACTACCTGCATAAGCTCCTGTTACATTATTTGCTGAACCTATTGCGGCAAAGTAACTTCCATTAAGGCCAAACTTTAATCCTACTTGACCATAAGAAGAATTTATTGCTAATGGTTCATAAGTTGTACTATTAATCTGTATTCTTTCTACTGTTAAGCTACTTGATAATGTAGCTGCTCCTGTGACTTGTGAAATAGAAAATCTTACTGCGGAAACTGTTCCAAACGATATTATATTATTTCCTAAAACAAACTTTGCCCCATCTCCCCTTGTATTTATAAAGTGTAAATCATAGTTGTTTTCTACATATTGGTAAATTGAATTTGGTACACTTAATGTGTCAAAATATAATTTTGTTCCTACACCAGCAATTCTTAAATCTCCACTAAACGTAGCAGATGTTCCTGTTAATGCACCACCTAATGTTACTGTACCATTTGAATAATAAGTAGAATTTCCACCTAAAGAAATATTACCATTAAATGTTGCAAGACTTGAAAATGTAGATACACTGTTAACAGTAAGACCAAGCACCGATACATTATTTGAGAATGTAGCACTTGTTCCACTTAAAGCTCCTGTAAGTGTGCCTCCAGCTAGTGGAAGCTTAGCGGCTATACTGTTTGTAACAGTTGTTGAGAAGCTGGCATCATTGCCTAAAGCTGTTGCTAGTTCTCTAAGCGTATCTAATGCTCCAGGAGCTGAGTCTACTAGAGAAGCTATGGCACTAGTCACATAAGACTGTGTAGCATAACTAGTTAAACTAGAAGAGGTTAGATAAGCTTGAGATGTAACCCAAGATTGTGTAGCTGCAAGAGCTCCATTAATAGTAATAGTCCCTGAGGTGGTTAGTTCTCCTATTACTATAAGACCGTTTTTGACTTTAAACTCATTAGACATGCTCTTAGTATTTATATTTCCAAACAAATCCGTATGCTAATTTCTTAGTTCCACGAATACACTTTCCTATATGACTATCATCATAATTTAAAACAGAAGCTATATTTTTTATTGTAGTCTTCCACTCCCTTACTACAGAATTATCTAGTGGATTAATCTGTAGTATACCACCATGATTCTTTAATAGATTCTCTTCTCTAGTCTTTAAACAGGCCATCTTATAAGTGTCAGGTTTGATTTTATTTTGATTAGCTATTGCTATTTTCTTTTTAGCTTCCTCAGAACATGCATAGTTAGACTTTTTTGGAGCCCTTCCTTTCTTTGCTAAACTCATAAGTTTTTTTGTTTCCTCGGATCTTTTTTGACCTAAGTGATGACTGCTTCTTTTTAATTTGGTTTCTTCTGTATCCACTCTACCAAAAGTACCATCTCCCCCTGCAGTCATGTTCATACCTAAAGGATTGTTTTTGTGGAAAGTATTTAACAAAGTAATGTACTCAATCTCCTTAGTAGAAAGTAAGTTAGGATTACATGTTTCTAATACTTCTAAAGTATGATTTTCCCAACCATACTTTTTTATACTATTGTAAATTAATGGTTGCTTCTTACAGTTACCGTTTCTGTAACAAGAAGTCCTAGTAGACAAGCACATAGTTTTACCTACGTAAACTTTTCCATTAGGGTTTGTGATTTTGTAAATTGTAGCTTGTCTCATTTTTTATTGTTTTCACTATCCAACAATGTTTTTATTAGAAATATTTATAACTCATTACCATCGTGTAAGGATTAGCACTTGAGTTGACTGCGTTAATTCTTGCATCTGAGCCCACTAGAGAGCTTGTAAAGTTAACAGCTATAGTTGACCCTATGTCAGGGGTAGTTGTTTCCGTATGAGCGATTGTAGGCGTTCCTGACTGATTCCAGGTAACCATAATTGTACCAGCTCTTTGGTCTGTAAGTGAATTGTTGTTTAAAATGTAGTACTCAATAAAGGCACACATACCTACGCTTACGTTTTGAGCCCAAACAATAGTAGTAGCACTAGGATTGATAGTAGCAGTAGAAGACATGTGTACTACTCCGTTACCAGAGTTTACATTACCTACTCTAAGTTTATCTTGTACTCTTACTTGTCCGTTTACATCTAAGTCATATCCAGGACTTGCTTGGTTTACACCTATTCTGTTATTAGTAGAGTTGTAAGTCAAAGCAGATGCTCCTGCTAAAGATCCAGAACTGTTGTATTGGAATTGTGTATCAGATCCTCCTGGAGTTGTTGTTGCTATTGTCCAACTTCTATTTGCGCTTAGGTCATAGCTAGTTCCATTAATAGTAAGCGTTCTTGCTTGAGGAACATAACCTGCTGAACTATGATTACCCCAGCCATACGCAGTATTCCAGTTAGTACTGTTACCGCCTGTTGTGGTTATTACCCCACTAGTTGTATTTATTGACGTTATTATAGACCCACCAGCATCTCTAAAAGTATATAACTGTGTTCCAAAATTTCTAGCATAAGAACCTGAAGCATCTGTACCATAAAAAGTAGTACTACCTCCGCCTTCTACCTGTATTATTCCAGATACGTGAAGAGGTGTAGTAGGAGAAATGATACCAATACCTAAATTGCCACTACTATCTAATTTCATTTTGGTACCACTTGTACCTAATCCCCAATAGAATCCTCCAAGAGCATTAAACCACATGATCTCACCTCCACCTCCTGATCCATCTAATCCAATCCCTGCATCATTATATATTCCCCCATTATCATAAAACTTTAATCGGTATCCAGTTTCTGATGAAGGATTACTAAACCCATTAGAAAAATTACCTATACCATTTACATCTAATTTATAACTAGGAGAAGTAGTTCCAATACCTACGTTTAAAGAAGCATTGAGTGTTATCGCAGTTCCTGACTGGTTTGAAATGAATAAATCTTGGTTAGTATTAAAAAATACACTACTAAATTCCCAATAGTTTGTAGTTGGAGCAGTATTATCTGAAATTCTAATTTGAGCGTTGTTTGATACTATGTTTAACGCACGAGAAGGACTACTAGTTCCGATACCTACGTTGCCTCCCGCTACAATACGCATATTCTCAGACCCTAGGGTTCCGAATGATATGTAATTGCCTGTTCCGTATTGAACAAAATACGTTGGCTTACCCGAGAACTCAAATCTGTTTGTTACAGTATCCCAATGCCCGATATTAATAATACCTGTTCCATCAGTAACTCGTAGTGTATGAGCTGATGAAGAAGTAGTTGTTTGAACAGTAAAACGTGCTCCGGGAGAAGTTGTACCTATTCCCACATTACTTCCATCATCATAGATTAAAGAATTACCAAGTGTAGTAGATCCTGTAAACTTAGAAATGTAATTTGTTGTTCCACTAGCATTGGCAGGAGTGTATCCTAACCATCCAGCAATAGTTTTGTTTACCCAAAGAGTTCCGTTAAATCCTAATAACTCTCCGTTTACTGGTAAGTTTGTTTTTAAATCTACATCATGAATCTCGTTTAACTCAAATCCATTCTGTACTTTAACGAAGATTTCTCCGTTGTTAGAGTTCTTACGGGTTACTATACCTATAAAAACTAAGTGAGCAGGAGCATACGGTTTATTGATTAAGCCGTAAATTAAGTTTCCTCCTGTTCCCAACCATACTGGATCACCTTCTGTACCTGCAGTTGAGGTATCCAATCCAGCCAAAAGACCTTCTGTTACTACGTTAGCAAAGCCATTTGTAGAAACTGTGGCATCCAAAAGACCCATAGTCTTACTAGATGTGGCTTCAGAAGCATTAGAAGCCAAACCAACAATCATGTTAGTTCCATCTGCACTAGTTACGTAGACTGCTTGACCTTTGTTAATCGCTACACCAGCTTTAACTTGGTGTTGTAATCTGGAAGTGTAATCAACAGTACTGATTGTCCAGCTTCTGTTAGCTGTAAGATCATAACTTACACCGTTAATAGTTAACGTGCGAGATGTAGGAACATAGCCACTTAAACCTATGCCAGATGTAATATCTGACATTAACTGAGCATAGGTTCTAGTATATAGTTGTCCTTGTGCAGTTGTACCTACAACAACATAGTCCCAAGTAGCAGTATTTGTTAAAGCTGTTAAATAAACTGTACCACTAAGAGTAGTAAGTCCTTGAACTGTTACTCCGCATTGAAAAGTTTTAGCACTTAGAGACTTCATTATTGTTTATGTATATAAAAGCTAGGGGTTTTTAGGCCCCTAGCAAAGATAAGGTTTAAAATAAATTAAGCAATTTTAATGACCAATACTCTAAGAGCATTTGTAAGTACAGGAGAACAGAATCCTAAAGTAACTACGTTGTTGGTTGTACGTACTACATCACACTCTACGTTCTCACCAGTAGCTAGTTCATAAACTTGAACTATGATGTCGTTAGAAGCTAAAGCGTGAGTTACTATCATACTAGTTGCTGGAGCTGCTGGACCTGTTACAGCATAACGCAAAGCAGCTAATCCAGAAGGAGTTACTGCTACTGTAGAGCTACTTAAAGCATTTACTTCAGCACTAGTAGCCAATTCTACAACACCTGCAGCACTTGTAGTAGCGTTTACACCACTTACAGTAATAGAAGTTGTTCCTGAACCAGCAACTGCAACACCGTTAGATCCACTGATTGTGATTCCTGTAATAACGTCACCTGCTAAATCAGCAGAAGTTAAGTATTTGATTACACCTGAGTCACTTACCAAGTATTTGTTACCTGTGTAAGCAGCACCAGCGTCAGCAATAGAACCTACGTGTAAAGGCTCAGTTACAGTAGACCAGTAGTCACTAGTCTCATTCCAGATGAAAGAAACGTTAGTACTTGTTCCTCTTTCTACTTCAATACCTGCGTTCTGAGAAGGAGAACTAACTTCATCTCTATTAAGAAGAAGAATGTTATCACCAATCTCTACAGTGTTTGAGTTAACGTAAGTTACTGTACCGTTCACAGTTAAGTTGCCACCGACAGTTACGGTAGTTCCGTCATCTGTAATAGTTGAGTTAGAGAATCCTGTACCGTTCCACTTAGTTAAGTAGTTGGTAGTCAATGATCCAGCACCTGTGATAGCAATGTCATCAGCGTTAACTGTGATACCAGTTCCTGCACCTACTGCAAAAGAACGTGAAGCTGTGATGTCTCCACCGCCAGTCAAACCTGCACCTGCTGTCAAGGTAACTGCAG